TGCTGCGACTGTGCGTTTGCTGATGATATGGATGCTGCGGCAGCAGTCGCCGCCGCAACTGCTGTAATCGTTGCCGCGTTAGCCACCACATATGCTGCTACTTCTGCCATTATGTTCCCCCGTAAACCGACATCTTGAACTCAAGTCCAAGCAAGGTCAGCTTCAATGGTAAATTTTGTCTTACTGTTATTTGTGCGTCTTTAGTATAACCAAGCAACCCGTTAATCACCTTTGTGCCGGTAAAGGCAATCGTGGATTCATCCAGCGTTCCAGCCGTATCTAAGGTTCTAATTGGCACAAGCACATCGTTAATAATCAAATGCTGTGTCTCATAGAGTAAAGCGTTTACTTCCAAAATGCGCTTCTTAAATCCGACTCGCACACCGGCAGACATCCTTGGCTCAAAAGGCAGGGTCTTAATAACAACATCAAAACCCAAGCCCACTTCATAGCTTGTCGTGCTTGGCCGATCAAAAGTAACCACGCCACTAGCAACAGTCTCATTTGCCAACACGTTGCCGTCTGTGATGACGTTTACTGCTGCGCCTTCATGCGGCAAGCTGGTTGCTGTAGACGCAGCGCCACCCTGGAATGAGCAATCTGTCAGACTGCTGTCATCAAACACCTCAACAAAATAACCGTCAACACTGTTAAATGTTCTCTTGGTTATGGCGTAGGTGTCTTCAATGTCTACACCAACGTCTTTGATTTGACCGTTTGTAGTAAACCGGCTTGGTGCGATTACGTTTTGTTGGCGCAGGATTGAGTAGGCGCTTAATGTGCCGTCACTATTTAGCATCAACAAAGTATCTGAATCTTGTGTGCTGCTTGCCTTACGCAATGCCAGTTCAATTGGATCGTTTATAAGATGGCTGGACAGCAGGCTAATACTGGTGCTGACATAAGACAGCGTAGCGTCACTGTACTGAAACTCGTTGAGTGACTTTCCTTGGCGCTGTATGTATAACGTGCCAGACTGCAACTGTTGTACTCGTATGCCTTCACGCGAACCATTACGGCTCACAACTTTTACAAAGAAGTTTGATGGCGTGATTGGCTCAAGGCCTTGTTGAGGCACATAAAACTCACCACCAGTCGTAAACACCTGCAAGTCCCGGCCACTGATTATGTCGGTAATGATGTTCAGGCTGTTGGTGTCTAGCGTGGCTTCAATGGCGTCATCGTCATAGGCTTGGTCTGGATTAAAGTCAAAGAACAACCCAACCTTACTACCCCACATTGTTGATGGACGCGACTTAGAACCGCCAAAATACAAGCGACCCTCATGGAAGGTACAAGTGCGTGGCCAACCCTTCGATGCACTCCATACATCTTCATAGCCAGATTCATATTCCCAGTTGCCACTAGCTATAACACTTGTACTAAACAGGGGAATTTCGGTAACAGACTCTACAACGGTAGCGCTTTTGTAAGCAACAATGCGGCATCGACCCTGTGGCGTAAAGTTTATGTACTGGCCAACAGACGCGCCACTAAAAACACCAGCACCAGCGGTTAAAGTTACGCTGCCAGAAATGCCTGATGGAGTGATAGTTGCCGCCGGGTTACTTGTGGCCAGCGTAAAAGCATACTTGGAGATGCTATTAAAAGCCAAGTTACCAACAGTCCAAGATGAATCTGTAGCGTTACGAACAATGCGGATAGGGTTGATATCTTTGTGCGTCAATATCAATGTGTCAGCACTCTGAGTCCAACACATGGTTGACAAGATATCGCTTGTCACAGCGGTGACAGCCAAGTAGTCGTTACCAGTCCCGTTGATGTCCGTAATTAGAGTGCGCGTCTTGTAGATGTACATCCGCTGGTTAGTAAAAACCAGCATATAGTGGTCGCTAACGCTAAACTCAAAAGCTATGCAGCGTGTACCATCTTGCGGATTGGCGGCACTTGGAAGCTGGTGCAAATGCTTCATGCCACCTCTACGGCGAACTCCGCCCTGGGGCTGGACTAGGACATTCTCAAGTCTTTCTGCGCCATTTGCGTACTGTGCCAAATCAACACGCGCACGTAGCAACGGGTCAATCTCACCACTTGCAAAGTTTGTCTGTACTAGAACTACACGGCTCATTAATATCTCACATCAATAAGGCTGAAATCCTCAAATGCTTGAGTGGGACTTCCTTGGCCATCAATGCCTGCTGCGGTGCGGAAGTATCCACCCCTGTTGTTCTCGCTTGGAGAGCCAACGGCAACAGACTGCCAATACTGAGTCTTTGAAATTTGGTCGGTGATAGGCTCTGCTAAGTGCCAAGCCATCATGTATTTTAGTAATTGAATAAAGTATGACGGCATCAGTGCCTCATCCATCAAAAACTTGTAGTCAGCAACAACTGTTGTGTAGTTGGTAACTAACTTGTCACCCATAATCGCCCAGTCTTTTACTGGTCGAGCGCCAAGACCCATGCTGTTGTAAACCTTGGATAAAGCGCCGATACGATCAGATGGGAGGACGTATTCGTAAAGAAATTCGTTTACAGGGGTGTTGATCGTCTTTGCTAACTGGGCTGATTTAAAGCTAAAACCCCAGTGGTAGGCCTCTAACGTTGATTTCTTAATGCCAGGATAAAGCCGGTCACATAAGTTTGCGGCGTCTGTACCTTCATTAAAAGAGCTAATTGGACGCGCCCCTAATAACAATAGGGAGTCTGAGCAAACTGTTAACGCTGTATCGCCAATGGCCATATTATCCTCACAATTACAAGAAAGGATGCCCCGCTAGGCAGGACATCCTTCATTACTTAGCGCCGATTACTCGGTGCAAGATACCTCAACGATACCTGTTGCATCAATACCGACTGAACCAGCAGAGTACATACAGTTGACCAACCAAGAGGTCTTCTGTGGCACATAGTTGATTTCAGTCTTAGGGCCAAGACTCTCAGCCAAGCCAACAGCAGACTTGTGGAAGGCGTAGTTTGTACGCACACCAGTCGCCAATGGCAAGCCGCCTTCAGCCAAGTCACCCATAGTGATGAACTTGAAGCCCATGAACGTATCAACTTGGCCTTGCACCAAAGCCTTAACGTTACCGTAGTCGCTAGAAGTGACTTTGGTCTCAGACAGCAAGCCAGCCAAGTTGTTGGCGTGGATAACAAAGTAACGGTCAGAGAATGGCACGTTACCAGCGTCCATCAAACGCTTGGCTTCTAACAGCTTTTCCAAGTTCAAGTTAGTAGCAGAGCCGCCAATAGAAGTAGCAACAGTCAAAGCGGTAGACGCAGCATCCAAAGCGGTTAGGACTAACTGATCTGAACGACGGCCAATTGCTTTGCCACAAATCTGAACCAGCTCAGAACGCTCGTCAAAGTTAACCTTAGTTTGGCCAAAGATGTCGGTGTACTCAGCAGCAACCCAGTCACTCATTGTGGCGGTAGCCTGAGCGTAGGTGATGCCAAGAGCAGTAACATCGCTAGAGATGCTGCCCCGCGCAACAGCAGCGCCAGCAGAGATTTTGGGGAATTTGTATGTTGAGCCTTCAACGTTAGTACGCAGGCGAACCGCGTTACGCAACATTGAGTCAGCTTGATACGCTTGTTTTACTTCAGCGTCAAATAGCGTAATAAACGCTGTTGAAATACCAGTAGCCATGATGATTACTCCAGAAAATTAAGGTTGTAACGCCTCGGTTATCTGCCACCATTGACAGGCCTCAGCTTCTCGGTCTCAGCCAAGCAACTGGGTAGACTACTACCATCGTAGGCCCTTACGGGTTATCCACAAGTGTATTGTATCTCACAGTTTTGCAAATGTGTCAACTATTTTCTAGGCAAAAAAAGACCCCCGTCAAGCAGGGGTCAACTCAGGAGAAAGAAGTTTAGTCTGGAAATGCCTGTGCAAACAGTTTTTCCACCTTAGAACGGTACGCTGGACTTGTCTTGTACTCAGGGTTTCCCACCATTGCCATCAACTCGTCCTTGCTTGGCATATCAGCACTAGGCATGGATGAGACTGGAACACGGCCTTCGTATGTGGAGCGTAGCTTCATCATAGCCTTAATTCCATTGGCAGTACCACCCCAAACCTTAAATTCTGCAAAATCTTCGTTACCCCAGATGCCTTTTTGAACCAAACCTTTTGCCCAGGTAGACATATTGGAGATGATTGCCTCTGCATTAGGGCCAAGCGCTTCGCGCTCTTGCTTCATACTGGTCTGAATTTCTTGGGCATTGCTTGTCCCCATGCCTGAAATCTCACTGGCTAACTCTGAGAAAGCCTGTTGAGATAAGCCATACTTGGCCGCCCAGCCCATGTAACTCTGTACAACAGGGTCTTCAGATGATATATTTTCTATACCGTCTAGGCTGTATTTGCCATCAGCAGGAGGTTTATGCTTGCCTGCGCGGAATTGCTTTTCAAGCTCTGCGTAGGATTTACCCATACCCTCCATGTCTGGAGCGTTGTCGTCTTTATTCCAGAACTTTTCTGGCCAAAAATCAGGTCGTTCAGCAGCAGACTTTTCTTCAGGGTCTGCTTGTTTGTGTTCGATGCTTGGCTCTTGGCTCTCGGTTGTCTTGTCTTCATCAATCGAAACTGAATCTAACAGGCCGGAGTTGTCATTTGCGTCATCATCCATTGGATTTTGCCTTTCGGATACGGGCCTCAATATCGCGGATTACAGTATTCTGTCCTTCCCTCCATTGCCCAAAGGAGGCTTCCGCGCCTGGTTGCCAGCATGGTTGCTCAAGATAAAACTTACGCATCCAAGCCAGCACCTTTTCACCATCCTCAGACCCAAATGTATGAGCCATAAGGACGTTTAAATCTATCTGCTTCTGGTCTTCTCTTGCCACCGTAGGGGCTTCATCTAGATCATCCCATCCACTCACGCCACAACCCCTTGTTCTGGAGCGCCTTCAGGGGCAGCCTGCTGTTGCTGTTGTGCTTGCTGCGCCATCTGCATTGCCTGTTCAGCCATTTGCTTTCGCTCCTGTGGGCTGTTACGCAAAATAGCAGGGATGCCCAACTTGTCAGCAACGTAGTCAACCACCGCGCCAGCCTTGATAGCCATCTGACCTTCCGGCCCCATAGACTGGGCAATCTGCATGAACTGCATTATGTTGCCAATCTCATCCATGTTCTGCGCCATAGCCAGTGGAGAGACGGGGCTTACCTTGACTTCCAAGCCGTTGACTCGCAGGGGCAGGTCAATCAACCCGCCTTGATCCATGACTTCCAACATCTTGGAGACAATAGGAATCATGGTCTCGTTAATGAGGCGGCCAAAGGCTGAACCAAGGTTTTGCGCCAGTTCTTTCATACGCTCAACTACCTCAGTAGCAGAACGGGCGCTCATGTTGTCTGGTGGCAGGCTCTCATCCAATAAGGTGCGCTTAATGTTGGCTCGTAAATCATTGATGATGATTTGAGATACATTGAAATCCCCAGCTCTTGGCAGTGGTTTTAGCGCGTCACCCTGTGATCCGCCGTTACGGGCAACAGGAATGATTGCGCCGGGAACAATTCGCACGGTAGCAGGGTTCAATACGCCATCGTCAGCGGCGGTATAGACGCCAGTAATAGCCAGTGATGCATTTTTAAGCAACAACTCAAGCGTTTTGTTGAGCGTCTTAATGTCTGGCAACGCTGTAAGCACAGGGCCGCGACCGTAGATTTCGCCAGCCACCTTCATGTAGCGGCTAACCACCCACGGGCTAGTCTTTACACGGCGGTAAACTAACTCACTTTTGGACTTTGGATGGATAACGTGGTAGCAGTAGTCTCCACGCTCGTAGTCATAAACGGTTGCTTCAACCAGATCAATTTCTTCAGTCGGCTTATCGTTAATCATTACCTGCAAGTCTTGCGGGATTGTGATATCTGGCCACTGCTGATTGAGCGCCTCACCCTTTAAGCGCATACGCCTGTACACGTTGTCCACCTGACCGTTAGCGCCTTCTTCAAAAGCAACCAAGTATTGTGGTACTGGGATAAAGTTAATCGGGCTTATGGCATCGCCCGGCTGAACCAGCATGACAGCAGTGCCAACAGACAAATCAAGCAAGAACTCGCCCATAGCGATATCAAAGTTTGACTGCTTTAAGACGGCAAACATTTTTTCGTTATACAGGTCTAGGGCGGTTTGCGCCTCTGCCCTGCGCTCTTGCGGGATATCTGATCCAGGCTCTAAGCGACACCACTTGCGCTGGGGCGGAAAAATGCCTGACTGCAAACGGTTGGCAAAACGCTGGGTAGAGTTGATTGCCGTGCTATCAAAGACACGGGTCATCTTCTTGCGACCACCGTTGTTTGTCTCGTAGTCACCAGAGTACAGATTTCGCTGCGGTAGCGCGTACTCCATTGCATCCTCGTAAAGACTTCGGAAGTCTTCCTTACGATTTTGCGCCAGTTTGTGGCGCTGCATGATCTGTTCAACGGTTAATTTATTTGCCATTATTCGTACCACTCTAAAATTATTTCAGCTATTTGGCCCGACCCAGACAGGTTGGTTAAACGAACCAAGTAGTTTGTTAGTGGGGCTAAATAATAT